TCAGAAATTAACAAAGGAAATATATTGATTGGCAGTATCTTTACGTTGTTCATCAGTAATTGAAGTGTAAACATCTAACGTAATTTCAACTTTAGAATGCCCTAATTGGGCTTGAAGTTGCTTAACTGACATACCGCCTTGTGCAGCTAAAGTCGCGTAAGTATGCCTTAAACCATGAACTGTTATATGGTGTAAGTTGCTACCTTCTGAAACTCTATTCATCATCTTACTAATTGTGGTAGGAATAATGTAGTGATTATTTTTGTCAGGAAAAATAAGTTGATTAGGAGACAAAGCATTGAACCCTTTTTGTAGTAGTTCTTTCTTTTGTCTCAATCTCCATTCACTCAAAATAGCTAATGTCTTTTTATCAATAAAAACAGTTCTATTGCTACTTTTTGTTTTTGGGGTTGTAACTTTAACTTTAGATACCAGTATTATAGTTTTGTTGATTGTAATTTGTGCCTTTTTAAAATCAACATCATTCCATGTTAAAGCTAAAGCCTCACCTTTGCGAATGCCAGAAAATGCCAATAATCTAAAAAGTACGTAGATTTTGTATTTTTCATATTTCTCAGTGTATTCAAGAAACGTTTTTAGTTCATCTCTGGTATAATAATTTCTAGAATGTTCTAAGTTACTAAATTGTCTGCTAGCTTTAGGAATAATAACTGATGACGTGGGATCATCTGTTACTATTTTTAACTGTTTAGCATATTTGAAAATTCTAGTTATTAAATTGAATATAGCTTTATAGTTCTTTAATGGAATGGAGTACCAATAATTAATCAAGTCTTGACATTCAATTGTTGTGATTTGGTTAATTTTTTTATTGCCCAAAATAGGAAGTATCTTAGATTTATACTGTAGTTCAACAGTATAAAAAGAGGACTCTTTAACAGTTAATTTATAGTTATCTATCCAACGTTCATATACTTCACCAAAAGTTATATTCTCGTTGTCTAGAAAGTTAGTATTATTTATTTTTTTCTCAATTTCATCAGCTGCTAATTTGGCCTCTTTCTTTGTGTAAAAACCACCCTTAGTTTTATATTTACGTTTGCCAGTTACTGTATCAGTACCAACTAAAATCTGATAACGCCACAACATACCTTTCTTTGTTTTATATTTTCTAAATGTTGCCATAATATTTACCTCCAAAATTAAATTGAAAGTAAAAAGAAGATGTTAGCAACACACAGCTTTTAGTGACTTCAGTGTATTGGTCAATATGAATGTATGTTCTTTTTTAGTTCTATTTAAACCCGTCGTGTTTTTTGACGGGTTAGTTATAAATAGTTCTATTATTAAGATAATAGTAAAAGAAATTTAATTTAAACTGACTAAATTTACATTACCAAATGACTCAACAATAGTATTATTATTTGCGAATAAAAATTCTTTGGCCAGTCTTTTTTTATTTGCATAGTAATGAAGATTATAGCCATATGATTGAACATATGGAGCATATAAGTCATAAATCTCACTTTCAGTATCGTAAGTAACAATCCATTTGTAATCTTTAGAATAAGAAATAATATTTTGAGATAAAATATCATGTTCTTTTTCATTAATAAAGGATAAATAAAGGTTTTGCCCTTGTTTAAAATATGGAGGATCATAAAATATAAAAGTATCACTATTTGAAAAATTAGGTAGTTCGTATTTTATAAAATCATTTGCATCCAAATTAAATAATATAATTCTATCTCTAAAATCGTATATTCTATTTATTTTATCTATCAATTTTTCTTTATTAAATCGACAATCTATCTTATATTTTCCTTGTTGCTTTAGTCCACCGATTGGGCCAGCACTAATAATACCACTCACATTAGTCCTATTTAGAAAAAAAGTTGCAAATGCATTTTCTATAGAATTTGAATCATTTTTCATTTTGTTTCTTATATCTTTTTGATAAAACCATTCTTCTATAGTTATAGAAGTATTCTTAATAAGACTTACAAATTCATCTCTATTGTTTAGAATCATATTCCAGATAGAGTAGATTGATGGATCGAAATCATTCATAACAATTTGTTCTACATCATTATTAAATAATAATTCAAGTGCTACTCCAAAACCACCAGCAAAAGGCTCGATATAGGTATTGTGGACATTATTAATATCTAATAGATGCCTTACATATCTTGACAACTGTGTTTTCCCTCCTGGATAACGAAATGGGGACTTCGTTACTGGCATATCTATCACCTCACTTTAGATACTACACTACTTTTTGAGTGCTGACTATAAACTTTTAGGGATAGTAAATAATATATGTCTATGATAAAAAATTATTTTTTGAATACAGATTATCTATTTTTTTGTTTAACTCTTCCTGAAATTTAGCAACAATTTCTTTATTATTTGGTTTCCAAATTTTGTTTATAGGATTAGTTTTTGCCGCTTTTAGAATTTTTTTATTTTCTTTAAACCAAATTTTGAAGTAATCTCGAGTAGCTCCTGTATTATTTTTTAAAGGTAAATAAGAGTGTTTATTAGGAGAATATTTAAAATTAGAACAAATATTTTGGGTGACTTCCATATTTCTAAATATTTGTTTATTCCAATTACTAGTATCTATATTCCAGTACGGACTATCAGGCTGCTCATTATCTAGTAGGTGAAACATCAGTTGATCAGGTGGAGTTTCCGAAGGTAAGAAGAGAATATTTTTAGTATTCTTGTCTTTATTTCTTTTATCACCATCCAGTATTATTAACGAAAGAGAGGAAAATTCAGGAACTTTTGCTTTAGACAAAGATAATAATTGATCTCCGCCTAAAGTGATTTTTTTCATAAGGTTAAGTTTCTTTTTTTGCTCCTTAGTAATTATACTATCTAGGAAAGCATAAGCTTCCTCATCTTCACAATAGCAATTAATTTTAAAGTTACTAGCTTTTTTTAGTGGTTCAACATTTAGAGATGCCACCATTTCTTTGAACGAAAAGTGACCATAGTTTTCTATTTTTCCTGTTGGATTATTTAAAAAATTAATTCCAATATCATTATTGTTTGCTTTATTAAGTCTAGATTGTTCTTTGAAATACAGCATTTTTGAAATAATTGTAGCTGAATGAGTAGTAAAAACAACTTGGATGTTGTATTTAGACGAAAATTTTCTTAGAACCTCTAATAATCCAATCTGTGCCTTTGGAAAAAGACTAGCGTCTAATTCATCAATAAGTAAAAGGCCACCTTTATAATTACTGTACTCCCTTTTTAATCTAACAAACGACAGTAGCGCAGATATTATTTGTCCAAGATTATCTTCACCAGTTGAAGCTCCAACAATATCATAATTACCATTAGATAGAACAGTTGAACTAACGTTATCTTTGTTAGAAGTTATAAGTGTATCAGGATTATCAGTAGTATATATTGGAGTAAAAATTTGATTTGAAATTTTTTTGAAACGTTCTTTTTCTTCGTCGTTTAAAACCTCTACATATTGTAATTTGCGACTTGCAAAAGGAGTAAGTCTTCTTAAATCTAGGTAAATTACAGGAAAAGTAACGTTTCGTGAAGTATTGCTGTTGATGGACTCAGTGCGTCGTAAAACAAGACGTAAATTACGATTTCGTGATGTTGATTGCAAAGTTGCCTTATATACTAGCTCCTCCAAAGCATCATTTATATCAAATTCAACTTTGTATTCTTTATCAGGAGTATCAAATTTCTCAGAAATTTTGAAATGATTACCGAAGTCACTTTCAAAACTATTACCATAAATAGTCCTATATAAATCTGGAGATTTTTCATTTTCTTCGTCTTCTTCTGTTTCTTCGAGTTCTTTATAGATTTTAAAGCTACAAATTTGTGCTAGCATACCTAATATTGAACTTTTTCCAACACCATTAATTCCACCAATTAGCGTTAGTTTTTCACCAATATCAATAGTTAGGTTTTCTAGCGCTCTAAATTGGTTAATGTACATACTTTTGATAAATGTTTTATTTTTGTTTAAGTCGGAAACCATTTATAACGTAATATCCTTTCTCCCTTGGTCTTATAGCTTATTTTCAATCGGTAGGTAATTATTTTTATCTACTTTTAGATTGTATTTACACTTCAGTAGCAAAATATAATCCAGCAGTTAAAGATGCTTTGAATTGTAAGTCGCGATTGTATTCAAGAAAATTATTATCTACAGAAACTATAGCACAATTTGGAGTAGGAATACCTAAATAATTAGCTAATTGGTAAGATAACAATTCTTGTAGAAATACACAATTTTCAAGTAATTTATTACCTTTATCTATGATAAATTGCTTTTTCAAATAGTAATTTTTTCCATTAGCTGCAGTGATAAATATAGGCCTGCTTTGACCCCTAGATGGATTTTTATCAGGATGCAACATCATAATAGAAGTTTTTTCTATCATATATTATTAAAGCCCTTTCTATATTAATTTATAAAAATTTATTTTTTAATGACATCAAATCATTGGTCAGATATCTCAATCTAAAACACTGTTAAAAGTATTAATCATCTCTTTAAATCACGACCAATCCAACAATCTTAATAACTTAATCTACTCATAATAATCTGTAATATGCTACAATAAATAAAAAAACAGGTGATAGTTATGAAACGCAATCTTGATGATATTTATAGAGTGCTTAAGGAAATTAGCATTTCATTATATGTGATTTTTGGAGGAATTGTAGCTATACTTTGCTACTTAGCACGTTAGAATAAATAATGAGATATTAAACCTCCAATAATTGCTGATATAAGATACTTTAGAACGGTTATAATAGCAGAAGTTAAGTTATTATTAACACGTTCTTTTCTTTTATCATTGATTAGATCATATTCACGTAATCCCTTATCAGTTAAATAATAGCCAGTTATTATATAGCTTTCGTTAAAGTCAAGATTTAAACCAATATAGTGATTATCAACAAGTTTACGTAAAACATAATTATCGTTGTAGTATTTATTACCAGTTGGCAAGGTTTAACCTGAGCCTATCTTTTTTATTATTTCCTTTTCTTTTTTTGTAAGTTCTTCCATTAAATCACGACCAGTCCAACAACCTTAAAAACTCAATCCACTCATAATAATTCGTCGTACACTATCTTCAAATGACATTGGTAATCTTTCGCTTTCTAGAAATGATACGCAATTAATATCAGTAGGATCAGTATTAGTTGTTAATATGTAGTTTTCTAGCAATTCTTTCAACATAAAATCATTAGCTTTGGATTCCATTTTGGAACGTGGGACAAGGTTATTATTATAGGAACCTACAACTTTATCATCATTAGCAGAGTGTCCTAATTCATGAAGTATGACTTGCTCGATTTCTTCATCAGTTAAATCAGAGTTAACCACAATTATATTAGATGTAGAGTTAATAGGAACATTAAACCCTTTTTTATGTAAATCGTCATTATAGATTAAAGTAGCATTATATTTTCTCAATAAATCTTTAATGCGAATATTCATAAAAAACACCCGCCTTATTTCTTAGTAGTAAAATATCCTTTTAAAATACCACGCAAAATTTCTCTATCGTGTTCGTCCATAGGCTCGCCATCAAATGAGCGTGCATTGTCTAATGCTTTATCTAATGCTACATAATCAACTTTATCATCATCTTTTTTCTCAGAGCGTCCGAGCAAGTAGTCGGTGGTTACGTTGAAGTAGTCGGCTAGTTCGCTTAAGGTATCTGCACCAGGTATAGCTCGCTCAGTTTCCCATGCTCCAACTGTTTGTTGTGATACATTCATTGCTAACGCTAGATCTTTTTGAGTCATACGTTTAGATTTTCTTAATTCTTTAATATTATTTCCTAACATAAAATTCACCACCAATTTAATTATTATTTCTAATAGTATTTTACTATTTTTAGAAGTATAATACTATCTATATTAGTGATTACCAAAATAAATAGAAAAATATTGCAAAAATAACTTGAATTACTAATTAAATTAGTATATTATATACATGTAAGGTTGATAAGGGCTTTACGAAAACTAAAGAAAGGAGAGAGTTATGAAGAATGTACAAAAAAGAAGAAACCAATTAAAGATTTCTTCTTCAAAATAAAATTGAAATTATGGGAACTGATTTCAATTGAAATAGAGATTAAGTTCAAGCGTTAGTTAGAAACTTAATCCAGAACAGCTAAAGAAAGGGGTGATAACCCTTATCTTTAGTGTACATTTTATCATAACAGCACAAAAATATGAACTGGAAAAAGTTTTTATTAGGTAATTTTGATTACACCAAGACAACTAAAAATGGTAAATATAATGTGAAGATAAATATTCAAGTTGGAATTTTACCAACAATAGTAATTATAGTTTTAATATCATGGTTAATCATAAAATAGGAGATCGATACAGGAATGAAGATTGTTATTCAAACGACTAAAGGAACAATAGAATCTCCTGAGTTTCCAGAAATAGTAAGAGAGCCTTTAAAGGAAAAAATAGACAAGTTAGCAGATGATTTAATGGATAGTTGGTTTAATCATTCAGTGTATTTCAGAGTAGATGGTTGGGCTTGTATCTTAAACAAAAAAGAATTCATATCTATTACTTTAACGGACTAGATAGAGTGGAATTTAAGAAAAATAGGAGGCGTGAGCTATGAAAAAAGAAACAGCAAGGGAATACTATTTAAAACAATTTAAACATGAAAACGATAAGGTATCAGATTTATTTGGAAGTGATATTGATAAGGTAGGAACTGAAATTGTTAATTTACTAAAAGAAAAAGACTTAACACACGAACAAGCGTATGCAAGTCTTCAATATGCGTATAACTTAATTAAATATGAGTCTAATTTTTTGAAACTTCAATAAGACTAATTGGTTCTAGTTCAAAATCTCTATCAACAAGAATAAATGGAAGATCAATTTTTGAATCTAGGTACGACACATTTAATAATCTATATTCAGGATTATCTAGATGAAATTCATCAAGTGATGTAGCTAATGAAATAGATTCTTTAAGCAAAGCTAAAGGATCGTTATATAAGGGAAGAGGGTTAGCAAAACGTTTCCCAAGGTATTTAGAAAAAACAAACTCTCTAATGTCATTGGGAAATTTACTATTTTCAACAATTGATAGTCTTTCATAGTAAGGAATTAAATCAGGAGTTGTTTTACTAATCATGATAGTATAATTATTTTCAAAGTTTAATGTGTTAGCAAAAAATAGTTTATCATTATGTTTCCAAAGAATTTTATAGGTAGGCAAATCTTCATGACCATTATATTCTAGAAATTCTTTAAAAATTACGTTAACGGTATATTCAAGATATTTAGCTTCAACAAGATTCATATTAAAACCTTCTTTCTAATTACTAGCAAATAAACATTTTTAGGAGGCTGTCTATTTGCTAATACTTATTTTACTACAATATGTTGTAGTAATCAAATGCATATAACACTATATATAGGGTGGTGGTAGATGTGTGGGATCAGTTAGAAGAATTGCTTAAATCTAAAAATATAACAAGATATAAATTAAGTAAATTAACAGGAATTGGACAAACAACTTTACAAAGTTATAAAGACGGTGTTGAGCCTTCATTTAAAAATATGTGCAAAATAGCAGACGCATTAGACGTCAGCTTGGATTATTTTAGAAAGGAAGATGATTAAAAATGAAAGAAGATATTACTGATTTAATTAGTACAAGTATTAACGAATTAAAAAACGCCTCACAAAAAGAAGACATTATAGCCGAAAGTAAAATAATTAATACTATAATTTCTTTATGTGAAGCATATAAAAACATTATCTAACTGTTCTGATTTTATTTAATAGTCGCAAAAAATCAGAATAAGCATCTTCATAAGCTGTAATAACAGATATATCAGATGAAATGTATGTTTCTTTAGATAATTTAGCAGAAACAAAAGCAATAGCTAAGTCATGAGCTATTTGTTCATTTGACAACATATTATTCATAAAAGTACACCTCCTTTCACTAGGAGATAAACAAATTATATCAAAGATAAAATAGAAAGAGAGATGATTAAGGATGGCTACAAAATTAAAAGTTTTGAGAGCTGAACACGATTTGACACAAGAAGATTTAGCTGAAATTTTAGGAACGAATCAAAAAGTAATATCTACTTGGGAAAGTGGGAAAAGCGTTCCTAGACCTGCTATGATGCAAAAAATAGAAGATTACTTCCATGTCCCAAAGGAAGAAATTTTTTTTACAGCTTTTAACTATTTAAATTAGTTAGAATCAGAAAAATAAACAAATAATACAAATCAAATTAGGAAGGACTGAATAAGATGAATGAACTTAAAATTTTAGGAACTGAAAAAATCGGTAAATTCGAATTTACTGGAATCGAAGGTGGTTTTGGTGAAAATAAGAAAGCGATGCTGGTTAAAGATATAGCTTTAATTCATGACAGACCAGTTAAAGCAATTAATCAAGCGATAGAGAGACAACTTAACAGATTTAAAAATGGAATAGATATCTTAGATTTAAAAGTTGAAAATTTTGCGGTCACATTGAGTGACCTCGGATTTAATCAAGGACAGATTAACGCATCTAAACATATCTACCTCCTCTCAGAACGAGGATACGCTAAATTACTCAAAATTTTAGAAGATGATAAAGCTTGGGAAATCTATGACGAGTTGGTGGATAACTATTTCAATATGAGATACGTCATTCAAAAGCAAGATTCATATATGATTACTGATTCAGTTCAGCGTGCTAAACGTTGGATTGAAGAGCAAGAAGAACATCAAGTTAAGCTGGATAAAGAAGTTAGAAAAAATGAAGAGCTACAACCTAAAGCAGACAAATACGATAGATATTTGAGTAACAAAGGTTTAATCACAATTACTGAAATTGCTAAGGAATATGGAATGAGCGGAAGAGAATTGAATAAGTTTCTGCATGAGAAAGGAGTGATTTATAAACGTGGTAGCAAGTGGTTTATCTACCAGAAATACGCTAATGAGCGTTATGTAGGTTATGAGATCCATTTGCCAGAAGGTAGACGTTCACTCAAGTGGACTACTAAAGGCGAGATGTTTATTAGAGAACTACTAGAAAACAATAATATAAAACCAGTATTAGAACAACCACAACAATTAACAGTACAAGAACCAGTTAAATACAGTGGCAAGTATTACACAGCTAGTGCGATAGCTTTTAACTTGGGTTTAAGTGAAGAGTGGATCATGAAGATTGGTGAAATCGCTAATGAGTTGCATATCAAGCCACGATTCTCAAATGAGAACATCTACTGTCGTAAGACCTTAAATGATAACGGGTTCCCGCGTTGGGAATACACCCAGTACGGAGCAGCGTTGATTGAGAATGAAATAAACAAGTTTAGGTTAGTAAAGCAGATTTAAAAATAAAGTAGGTGGTATAGATGATTGTAACAGCTACTTATGACATCAAACTTTCAGAAGAAGATTTAGAAATGATTGCTGAAAGAGTCGTTAGAAGAACAAATCAAGATAGCAACAAAAATAAGTTATTAAACATAACAGAAGCAGCTCAATACTGTGGTGTATCTCCACAAACATTTTGGAGATGGCGAAAAAGGAATAAAGATCTTCAGGATATCGAACTAACAGCTGGTGGGGTTGTTCAGTTCAGAGCCGAAGATTTAGATGAGTTTTTGAAAAACAAATAGAGAAAGTAAAAAAGAAGATGTTAGAAAAAATGCGAAAAGGAGAGAATTTAATGGAACCTATTTTAGCGGTGGGACTAGCTTGCATCGCCTATGTAGTGGTTTTCGTAGGTGTGAGCTGGTTAAAAGATATTTTTGTTAATTGGAGGAATAAATAATGTGGTGTATTTATGGAATCCTAGCGTGCATAGTGTACGCAGGGAGCGTTGACTTATATAGGCTTTGGGAGAGAAAGGATGACGGCAAATGATCACATTAACAAATGCAGGTTATTGGACATTGATAGGATTATCAGCAATTTTTGGATATATGTTGCATGGAATCATCGAATCAATCAAAGACGGAACATTCTTCGATTGGGGCGATGAAGATGAAACACATATGCATGAAAGGAAGTAAAAAAAGTGACAGAAATAAAAAAGATAGGTGGGGCAGCACCTATCAAAAATGGAACTGAATACCAAAATAAAGTATTCAGTGATATCACATGTTTAGATATAGAGTTAATAAAACTCTATATACATATTAACATATTATTCACTGTTCCACACTTGGAACATGAAAAATATGGGTTTCTAAAGAAGTTGGAAAGCATCTATGGCAGGTACGATGATGGATAATTTTGAATTTAAATTTGATAGGATAGTTGGTTCTAAGGTTCAGTTTGAAATCGATGATCTTGATGCATTTAAGCGAGAACTTAGAAAAGGTTATCTTAAATTTAATGCATCGCCCGCAGATCATAACATGATTTCAAATGCTCAGAGAAAGAAAATTTATGCCCTATTTCATGATATTTCAGACTATACAGGTTATGAGGAACAAGAAGTTAAAAATCGCTTAAAACTTCAATTTTCGTACAATACAGGGTACGGAAATTTCTCACTGAGTAACTGTACTAAAGAACTGGCAACACAATTTATTCGTTTTGTGATTGAGTTTTGCTTTCGATATGATATTCCATTCAATTCAAAAGCAATGGAAAACACAATCGATGCAGAACGTCGTGTGTTTTTATGCTTGGTACATAGACAGTGTACTGTTTGTGGATCAAAACAGGGGCTGCAGATAAATCACGAAGATACGGTCGGTATGGGAAACAATCGTAACCATATTGATCATAGAAATCATAGGCTTGAGATGTTGTGTTTTAAACATCACAGTGAGTTTCACAACATCGGAGCTAAAGCTTTTGCTGATAAATATCACTTTCATGGTATTAAGTTAAGTGACAAAAGCATTTTAAGCTTAAGGCTTATGAGTCAGAAACAAATGGATGAGTTCGATGAAGAATATAAAAGACAAAAAACAACAGGAGATGAGTAAAAATGACTGAAAAACGTTACTTCTGGATTAAATTGCAGATGGATTTCTGGAAGAGTCCAGTCGTAAAAATGTTAAGAAAACCTTCTGGTGGTGACACATATGCGGTCATCTATCTAGAAATGATTCTACTATCGCTAGAAAATAATGGTTATATCTATTACTCAGGTGTAGGTGATAGTTTTGCAGAAGAAATTGCTTTGGTGCTAGATGAAGAAACAATTAACGTTGAGTTCGTTTTAGCATTCTTAAAACAGAAGCGATTGATTGAGTTCAGCGATGACACATCTTTCAAATTTACTGAAGATGTAACTGCTGACTTGGTTGGGTCAGAAAGTGCATCAGCTCGCAGAGTTCGAGCATATCGTAAGCGTCAAAAAACGATTGCTAGCGAACAAAAAACGTTACAATGTAACACCAATGAAACGAACCGTAACTTAGATATAGATATAGATAAAGAGAAAGATATAGATAATAATATACGATCATTTTCTGACGAAAACGATCAAGTCAATTCTCAAAATAAACAACCTAAAGAACAACCTAAGTCATCTAGCAATAAACAACATAAACCAACTAAAAAAGAATTGGATGAAAGATTTGAAAGCTTATGGGCTTTATATCCTAGAAAAGTCGGTAAGCAAAAGGCTCGTAAGTACTATGAGCGAGCAGTTAAGAATGGCACTAGCGATGAAATCATCAAAAAGGGTATTGAGAGCTACAACAAAGAGATTCGAGTTCAAGGTACTCAAACTAACTTTATTCAACATGGTGCTACTTGGTTTGGTAACGCTGGGTGGGGAAATGAATACAACTTTGAACCACCCAAGCGAAACAACACTCAGCGACAATTGATCCAAAAAGAAAAGTTGCCAGATTGGGCTAAGAATGCAGGTAAGAAACAACCGTCAAATTCAATTATGTCTAGGGCTGAGAAAGCTAAAAATGAAGCTGAAATTAATGAGTTGTTGAGGAGGCTGTCGCAATGAAGAAAAGAATTGCAGAATTCAAAGACGCTAAAGGTCAATTTGTTAAACGATATGACAAGTTGGTCGATAAAGATGGGGTTCAATACATGGTAAGTGAACATCATGATAGATATCTAGTGTTAGTGAGTCTGTCAGATGTTAGACCACCAATGCCAGTAATTCCATCTGATTTAAAGAATGATTATGTAAAGGTAGGTTAGAGCATGGAAAGGAAAATTATAGATGAATGGCCAATTGATGCTAAGTATACAGCAGTCAAATTCAGCGATGACACTTATGGACTAAAGCAGTTCATCGCAAATAAAGGTGATCTATTCGAAGATGACCTAGTTGTCTTATATAGTCCAAAGATTGATTCAATGCGATGCTTTGAGACAAGTGAGCATTTAGCAGAGATCAGAAAATTTGTTGAGTTTCTAGATGATGTTGTAGTAAAGGAAGGTATGGAAAATGGCAAAAGTAAAGATTAATTTTAGTATCGATTCATTGGCAGAAGGTGCAGGTAAAGAACTGATTGAACGTGAGTTGAGTGACATCTTTAACAACATCAACGATCCAAATGCAGATCCAACAAAGAAACGTAGTCTAATCGTTAAAGTTGATTTTGTTCCAGATGCAGACTATGACGAAGTTAAAGCGTCAATCAATGTTTCTAGTAAACTTGCTCCTGCAGCACCAGTTACAACTAAGATCATGACTGGACGTGATTTGAATACAGGAATGATTGCAGCTAGTGAACTTAAGTCTGGAGTTAAGGGTCAAACTTATATCGATGAACAAGGCGATGTTAGAACAGACACTGGCGAAAAGGTTGAAGATATTGAAAAGAAAAGCAAGATCATAGACTTGCAAGAAAAGAGAGGTTAACAACATGGATTTAACAAAAGAAGCACTAGATTACTTAACAGAACGAGGTATTAGACCTGAAGAACGAAAATTAAAAATTAATGGCCAAGAATACATTATCGATAAAAATGGTGAGCCGGTATTGGTCGAACCAGTAATTTATAAGGCTAAAGAGCCAATCAGATTAAATACTCTATCTGGTTTAGTCGATTACATCAAGTCAAACATTGATGGTTTTGATGACTTAATCTTACATGTAGTTGATGAAAAGCTGGTCGAATTAAAAGGCAAGTTACAACCTAATGGGGATCGTGAATTGTTAGCAGTAGTAACTGCAATCGTCCCAGAATTCGATTTTGATTCATACATGGATATCGAATCGTTTAACATCGCCTTACAATCACAATTTGTAAAGACTGATGATAGAGATATCTTACTCAAGGTTGTTGGAAACCTTAAAGAAGATAATGTCCGTAGCACTGGCGATGATGGTATCAGTCAAGCAGTAACAATCAAGTCTGGAATTGCTACCGCTGAAAACATTAAGGTACCTAACCCAGTGATCCTTGCACCATACAGAACATTTGTTGAAGTGAAGCAACCTGAAAGTAAGTTCATCTTTAGGATGCAAAGTGGGCCACGTGGTGCAATCTTTGAAGGCGATGGTGGCTTATGGCGAGTTGAAGCAATTAAGACAATTGCTAAATATTTAGAAGAGCGATTAGAAGGAACTGGAGTAGTATTACTTGCTTAATTATTCAAAGTGTAAGAATAGTCTGTTAGGAGTGATATGAATGGCGGCTATATACATAGCTTATGACGACAAAGAAAGAATTTTGACTGTTGGTACTGCTAAAGAGTTGGCCAAGTATCTTGAAATTAAACCGAGATCTGTCGTTGATAGTGCAACTAGGCTCAAAAGGGGAGTTATAAACCCTAAAATTAAAATCTATCGTGTTAGAGGGGTATGAAATGGACATTGAATTTATAGGATATGTCATAAAAATTGGTAATTATTATTTTGGAGGCAGAACCCAAAATTCGATTAGTGTTTATAAAAAAGTACAACAAGCAGAGATATACGATGAAGATGAATTAGACATCGCAGAAAGAGTTGCATCTGACTTAGGTGGAACAATTAGAAAGATATATGTTTCTGATAAGGAATGATGAAGATGAACAAAAATATTAAAGAAATATCAAAAAAGCTTGAGTCTGAATTTTGGTATGATTTTAAAAATTGGAAGGAGCTAAACTAGATGATTAAAAAGCAATCACCAAGACAAAAGATAAGAAATCGAGCTAGATATTGGGATAGTGATTATCTAGCAGGTTTCGTTAAAGGTTTAAAGATTAGACAAGAATATGAATACAGACGTGGTATGAGAGATCTGCATAAGAAAATAAGCGAAAGGTATGGGTTGGATGATGAATAGAAATAAAAATACTAAATCGATGCTGGCAGAACTTAGAGAAGAATATCCTATTGATTACGAAATTGAAAACATAAGGGTTGATGTTGTAGATAAAAATGATAACTATGATGATTATGCTGATTTTGATGAATCTAAATTGTGGGAGGTAAGAATTTACTACCATGATAAGTTGTTTACAATCAGACATAAATATACAGATCTATTTGAAATTTCAGATGATAACTACCTAGATATACATGATTTAGATGATCTCGGAAAGATTATTAACATAATTGGCAAGCATTTGAAGAGAATCAGTTACGAGTGGAGAATTGAATCAAATGATAAAGTTCAATAAAAAAGCATTTAATAAAATCTGCAAAGAAATAGATGAACTAGCAATAAGCAGGAGGAGTAAAGTGATGATGGAGTTTTCAAAAGAAATCAAACAAGAATCTAAGAGAATACAAGAACGAGCAACAGAAGTAGCTGGGCTTTTAAGAGAATTAGAAGGCTACGAAGGAATTCTAATAGCTTTAGGTAAAGGCGATGCAATGGGAGCTACTTTCATAAGTGAAAAGAATTCAAATACACCGTTAATTCTATATAAAATTTTCGAAAGAATGACTGATGTAGATAAGTTAGCATTCATGGCGATGGTTTTAGGACTTGAAGAAGAATAACATTTGACCCTAACAAGTCTTAAAACTGTTAAATATTGGCTTATGTCTATTTGAACATTATACATTCACAAACAGCGTAAATCAGGATCTCTCAAATGACATAAACAGTACAGGCTTAGCACTTGTCAAAGGATGCTAAGTCATAGGTGGTAAAGATACAAGGAAGCTACAAACAAAAATTTTTTGAAAAGGAAGTGAATAGCTCCTCCTCGTTAATATTACTTAAGTTTACATCGTAGTAACCTAGTAGATTTACTACCGAAACCAGACTTTCTTTTAAATACACGTTACAGTTACAAATAAATTTGGAAGGAGTTAATCCTCCGTGCATTATATTCTTCGTGTGTGACTGTAACATTGCCTTGCATCCACATGATTTGAGATGGTCACACGTTTTGAGGGCGTGGTAAGGCTTATACCGGTATAGAAAATAAAATGACAGGAGTGACATCATGGCTAAAAAATACAAGATAGAATTTACTGATGATGATATGGAAAACATGAAATTGTATATCGACGGAGAAGAGAAACTAATCAATTTTCTAAAGTTAACGTATCATATTGATGAATCTTATAAAAAAGACACAAAGAAAGTAGTACTTAGATATTTAGAACCTAATACTTATGAAGTGAAATTTGATGTTTTAGGAAATCAGCTTGGTTTATTAGATATAGTGCCAAGCGATTTTGATTAAGGGAGTAATTATTTATGAAATATTTAGGAACAAATGAAGCGATGCCTGCAAAGGTAGGATCGTACAAAGGATATAGATACTTTATCATTCCAAGTCTATTTGGAGCTTTAAACGGTTATGCTGAGTTACCTAAGAGTTGGAAAGATGGCGATGAAGACGAGCTAACAGTTCATGGTGGTGTAACGTTTAAAGGATATGTTAAAAGAAATTATTGAAAAGGAGGCTAAATAGTGAAGTTATATTTGGTGGAGTATACAGTCGGCAGCGTCATAAGAAACATGATTGTTAAAGCTAAAGACCACAAAGCAGCAGAAAATCAAGTTAAAGTTTCTGTGATAGCAAACATTCATGATGATAATTTTTAGGAGATGTAAGTATGAATTTTGATATGAAAGGCGAAATATTATTTGAAGATGGTTTGAGAGTTCATTTTAAATGTTACAGAGGACAACGAACAAATACCATTAAATATTTTGATGAAAATAACGAAGAAGTGCCATATAACAAAATATGGGGTAGACGGTATGAATACTGCAAATTAACAAGTGCTGAAGGTACCTTGTTTTATCAGAATAATTTCATTGCAGATCATTAATAAAAAAACGTACTTCCACAGTAAAGAAGCACACAAATTATATCAACCTAAATAATTATATCATAAGGAGCGTGCCACTTGTGGAAGATATTTTATTAGAAATGCCTAGAATAGATTATGACAAGACAGCGGATAACGTTGTTGAATTCTTGCAAAACAGAAGTTATTATCCAAGATTATATAATATGTGTATGCAAGCAAACCCAGAAATGCTTCAAAGTCCTAGTATGAGTGGTATGCCTAGTGGAAGTATTGGAAATAGTAACGAAGAAAAAATGGTAAGGTACCTTTATGCCAAATCTATTGTTGACGGTGTAAAGCAAACATACAATAAAGGTTCTAAAGAGTTGAAAGTTATATTTAATAATATTTTAGGAGATATTACAGCGATTGAAGCAATGCAGATGCTGCATTATGAAAAATCAAGATATTATTCAATTAGAAAAAGGGCTTTAAATGAATTTGCCGATATTTTGGAAGTTCAGAATATTAATTGCCCAGATTTACATGTATACTGTTAATTAAGTGTTAGAGGTGATTTTATAAAGTGGCAAGATTTAAAATTGTCAGATTAATTCAGAAAATTAGTAATTTAATGTTGGCGTTAATTGTTCTCAATGAAAGAAATATAAAATATGAAATTCCTAAAAATGATAAAGAGAGCATAAGAAATGACTACAAAAGAATCGGAAAAGATATCTATAGAACATTAAAAAGATGAAGATAGTTAATTGAAAAAGTCTAGTCGTTATGGCTAGACTTTTTAATTTTTGAATAGAAAAAACATAATAAAAACGGAAATTCAGCGGAAAGTAAGCGGAATTTTTTAAACACGACGCGGAAATTTTGTGGAAGAAATCGAACGCTTTATGTGCTATTATGATATTGTCAAGATATGACAAAGGAAAAAATTTTTTTCATTTCAAAATTAAATAAATTGCTTCACAATTCGACAAGGCAAGTTCAAATCTTGTCTTTATGTGGTGTGTAGGAGCGCCGCACTCTGACATTAGATGCAGAGCATGAATTATAAAACCTCTTTTTAGAAATGATGATTTTATTATGCACGTTCTATTATACTAGTAAGCCGAAGGAGTGTGGTTCAGGTTCAAGTCCTGAACATCACTTTGTGTGTATGGCACGATCCATACCGCAACCACAGCGTTAAGTGGGAATAATTGGGTATTTTTTATTTTTTGATCATTTTTCATTAAATTTCCTTAATAGGTTTAGAGAACAGTTTAACCACTGTTCTTTTTTTATGCATATAAATTTTAATTTAAATTTCACTTCAAGAAGTCTAGTTTTAATGGCTAGGATTTTTGTATTATAGTTGTGAGGTGAAATTTAATGTTTAAATATTGGGATAAAATTATACCAATTGCTATTTCTTTAATAGCGTTGTATATATCAGTAAAAAATTATTTAAATCAAAAGTATTTTTCTAAAAAATATAGTAATAAAGCATACCAAGTGTTACTTAATTCGGTAGATTTAGCATTATTTGATATTGATTTACTTTTATATAAATTACATGCTTTGGAAGAATTTGACTTTGTACAATTAAATTATCAAATAAAATCATTAGAAGAAAATTTGGAATTAATAAAAGGAATTAGTTTTGAAAATTTACCTGATGCAGATATTATTAATTATCAAATATACATAAAAGAATTGAACGATATAATCTATAGATTAAAAAGTGATATTAACGAAATGAATAGTATTTGTGAAAAAGAAAATAACAATAAATTAAATGTAGAAAATATACATATTATTTCTGCTAGTGTTTTGACAGTTCGTGATGTCTTAGGAAAAGACAGACAATATTTATATAAAAGAAATAATATGTTTGATACTAACTATTCCGGACAATTGAAAGCATTAGAACAACACGCTGGAGAGAAGTTGAAGATATATGGATTGGATTATAGAAAAGTTTGGTATAAAAAAGAAAAAAAGAATAGTTTTAGAAAGTGAAGTTTTAAAGGAAAAAAGGATATTAGATAAATTAAATCTAGATAGTAGAAATAATGTAGTGAATAGTCAGTCTAATAAGGCTGGCTTTTTATTTTGGAGAAAATTATGAAAGATAGTAAAGATTTTGGAAAGGTACAAACTTATGAAGAACTGAAGATGTTACGCGAGTTAGAAAAGCATTATAGAAAACATCCAGTGAAACATAAGCGTAAGTGTACAGTAGAGATATCAGCAAAATCAAATTAAAAGGTGGTGCATCTAATGGATAACGATAAGTTTGTAGAATTGTGTAAAGATAAAGTAGTTGAATATACTAACATGTTCATGAACTTAAATAGTATCAGTCATCCAGTACATATCAGTACAAGCGATGTGTATGTTGTGTGGTTAAACAGAACACTGCAGAACAACAAAGCGTTGCTATCAACTATAGTTAGCGATGGTATGTATTATGAAGTAACATACAACGGCGATAAGAACGAACTTTACTTTGATGCTTATAGTCATGTACATAATAGAGCATTTAAGTTAGATGAATAGATATGTTATTAAAGGTGGTGGGTGATATGCCAAGAGTTAAGCGATGCAGATATAAAGATTGCCATGCAATGGTAGAGTTACCAGACCATTATTGTAAGCAACATTATAGTTATGAAGCAGAGTATCTAGCTAATAGACAGAAATGGGCAAGGTCAAGAAGTAAGTCATATCAGCATCGCTACAATACAGTTACACGTAACCGTAACAGTGATAAGTCTGAACAATATAACTTCTATCGTAGTAAGCAGTGGGTAAACTTAAGACAGTTGGTATTGAATAGAGATTATTATTTGTGTCAGTATTGCAAAGTAATTAATAAGATTACCAGTGCTAAGACAGTAGATCATATTGTACCAATTGAATATGACACAGACTTGAGAGCTGATACTGGTAACCTTGCTACAATATGTTCAAAGTGTCATCGACTCAAAACAGATTGGGAACGTTGGTACTATGGCACAGGTAAGGATAACCAGTTGAAACAAGTATCTAAAATTACAAATATTAGTGAGATTGTTTTAGAAATGAATAGACTTGCTAAAACGTCCCTAAAATAGCCGTAGATGCATTTTAAATAAATTGAATGGAATTACATTAAAGACAAAATTAAATTTATCCATCCCCCGCCCTGGTAGTAGCCAAGGAAGAGCGCACACATAGGAATCATCTTATAAAAAAGTGCAATTTCTGAAATTTTTACCTAGGGGGGGGTACCACAATTGAAAGGAGGTAAGCCAGTGGTTAAAAAAGTCTTTTATCAGCAGAATGATGGGCGTTTAAGCGGTACGCCGCCAAAGCACTTAGGAACGGTAGCAAAGGTATGTTGGCGCAAAATCGTGCCCTTTTTAGAAAGCACAGAGCGAGTTAAAAGAATAGATACTGCATTAGTAGAATTGTATTGCTCGCAATATGAGATTTATCGTCAAGCTTATGATGATGTCTTAGAGAACGGTATTCAAACTAAGATATTTAAATCACTTCAAGATGCTAGTGGCTCGATAGTGGGTAAAGATTTTGTTGGTTATCGTAAGAACCCAGCTGTTGCAACGATGAAAGACGCTAGTGTACAGATAACTAGTATTGGCAGTCAACTTGGCTTATCTCCTAAAGCACGAGCTGAATTGATGCAATTGGTTGATAGCAAAGAAAAAGAAGATTCAACTGAAAAATTAGCAAAGATTTTTGGAGGTGAAAGTTAGTGGAAGTAGATTTAACTCAGACTCATGATGTTTTAGGAACGTATCATAGTATCGATTTTTCAGATATTAGAAAAAAATATCAAGATGAAGGTACTAAATATGCTTTTGAAGTACTTGATGAAGAAATTGAAACTGGATATCTAATAAAGCTAGCTTGCTTTAGACACCTAAGAGATTTGCAAAGACAAAATACAAAGGAATTTCCTTATCGTTATTCAGTCAAACAAGCTAAAAAACTATTGTTGTTTGCCTCAATGTGTCCAAATGTGGATACAGGTTCTCCAACTGAATTAATGGATTGGCAAAAGTTTATTTTCTGTATGCTATTTGGTTGGAGAAATTTAGAAGGACGAAAAAGATTTAGTCGTGCGATGGTATCCGTTGCTCGTGGGCAGGGCAAAACTTACTTGATGGCAATTTTAATGTGCTACTCCTACTTTATAGAAAGCCTTGGATTGTCTAATCAAGATTATTTAGTGGCATCAATTAACTTTAAACAGACTAATAAGATATTTGGTTATATTAAAACTATGATGAAATACATTGTTAAAACAGATATGTTTAAAGATTATGCCGCTACTGTTGATTTTAAGGCTCAAAGCGATCAGATGATTATGAAAGAAAAGAATAACGTTTTACGTGCTATCTCTCATGAATCAGGACAATATGATAGTTTTCACTTTACAACAGCTATTTTTGACGAAATTGGAGAAGTAAAAAGCAGAGAAAAGATTAGTAAGATTATTTCAGGCCAAGTTAAAGTGCCTAATCATCAATTCATTCAGATATCAACATCTTATCCAGACCCTAGTGTTCCATTCCATGAAGATCAAAAAATGATACAGCAAGCAATGGAACAAGACTATAAGCGCGATGCAGATAACTTTTTAGGATTAATTTGGGCTCAAGATAGCTTAGATGAAACTTTTAAGCCAGAAACGTGGTATAAATCTAATCCTCTATTGTATCTAGATAGTCAAAAACAAGTTTTAATGGAAGGATTGCAAGATAAACGTGATGCAGATATGTTATCTGGTAATGTAGCAGACTTTCAAAATAAGAATTTAAATTTATGGTTAGCAGAAGCAACCAATAGTTTTTTGAAGTTAAGTGATATAGAACGAGCTATCCAGCCTAATTTCAATATTGAAGGTAGGACGGTATATATTGGCTATGACTATTCGATGTTTTCTGACAATACTGCAATAGCATTTGTATATCCTTATTCAGCCAATCATGGTGTGCCTAAATGGAGAGTTGAGCAACATTCATTTATTCCTTGGCAACACGCTGGTTCAATTGAGGCTAAAGAAAAACAAGATGGTATAAATTATCGTGAATTAGCTAAGCAGGGTTATTGTACTATTACCAGTCATCCACAAGGTTTGATTAATGAAGAACAAGTTTATCATTGGTTATTAAATTACATACATGATAATGATCTTAATGTTATCTTTTTTGGTTATGATGATTGGGGAGCAACTACTACAATAAAGCAACTTGAGTTAAATACTGATTATCCATTGCAAGGTATCAGGCAACGGACATCAGAGTTAAAAGATCCTACAAAATTTTTGCAGAAATGCTTTATTGAAGGGACAATTACATGTCCTGACGATAAAATCATGGAAAAAGCATTAATGAATGCACAAATTTATGAAGATAAAATCGGTATTCAAGTAGATAAAGCTAAAGCAACCCTTAAGATTGACGTGGTAGATGCAATTATTGATGCGATGTATCAGGCAATGTACCATTTTGAAGATTTTGGAATAGCTAATGATAAGTCAAGACAAGTTGAATTAATGACAACCAAGCAAGTTGAAGATTGGTATATGAGTGATGAATCAGGATTATTAGGAGGTGATTTTGATGATTTTTAGACGAATTATAGGCTATTTATGGCAACTTTCAGACGTTTTATTGTTTATTTCAGCAATGGTTGTATTAGATTATACAGCTTTTAGAATTAACGCTACACTAGGTTGGTTTGTAATATCCTTAATATTATTTGTCTTAGGTTGGCTATTTGAAGTCATCTCTGAACGAAAGCAAGGTGATAGTTAATGCCAATATTCAATATTAATAACGCTTTAAAAACAGCAACCACGAGTGTACCATTTGGCGATGAAAATGTCTTAGACTTTATGACTGGTAAAGATAGTGATATTTATATTAGCGCTAAAGAAGCTTTAAAAAATTCTGACATTTATTCAGCAATTTTTCAATTATCTGGAGACTTGGCATCTTCACGAATTATCAGTAGTAAGACCAGGTATCAAGGAATAATTGATAATCCAACTTTGACGTCAAATAAACATGCTTTTTGGCAAGCAATATTTGCTCAACTGTTGTTGGGTGGAGAAGCTTTTATATACCGTTGGCGAAATATTAACGGTATAGATCATCATTGGGAATATTTACGTCCTTCACAGGTTAGTGCATATCTACTAGATGACGGTTCAGGGTTAATTTACAATATTACTTTTGATGAACCAAAAATCGGAGTAAAAATGAACGTTCCACAAAATGACGTTTTACATTTTAGACTACTTTCCAAAAATGGTGGTATGACAGGTATTAGTCCTTTATCTGCCTTGTCTAACGAACTTAATATCAAAAATGATTCTAATAAATTAACTAGAGCAGCATTAAGTCAAGCGATTATGGCACCTGGTATTTTAAAAATTAAAAATGAAGGTACTATAGATTGGAAATTAAAGGCGTTACGTTCTAAACAATTTATGAGGCAAGTTCAAACTGCAAATAATGGACCAGTTGTAATTGACGATTTAGAAGAATATTCACCTTTAGAAATAAAATCAGATATTGCTAAACTATTAGCACAAGCTGACTGGACTGGTAATCAAATTGCTAAAGTATATGGTATTCCTAATTCTTATTTAAACGGTCAAGGAGACCAGCAATCATCTTTAGACCAAATAAAAGGAATGTATGCTAATGCTTTATCTAGGTATATGGAATCAATCGTATCAGAGCTTAACAATAAATTAAGTGCGACAATTCACTATAATATCAGACCAGCAATTGATCCACTACAAGATAGTTACGCTCAAGTGTTATCAGGATTAACTAAAGATGGAATGCTAGCACATAATCAAGCTAGATACCTATTACAAGGAACTGGATACTTGCCTGATGATTTACCAGAACCACAATCAGCATTATTGAACCCACCGAAAGGAGGTGATGCTAATGGTAAAGATACCGATTAGAGGAGCGATAGTTGATGATGATACTGCTATGTTTTATGACTATTTTGGTATGACTTGTACAAGTCCTAAAAAAGTATCAGCAATTTTAAATGAAGAAGTTGCTGAAGGTGATGATATTGTTGTTGATATTGCTTCAAATGGTGGAGATGTATTTGTTGCTTCTGAAATTTACAGTATGCTTAAGAATAATGCATCTAATGTAAAAGTTAATGTTACAGGGTTAGCTGCATCTGCTGCATCAGTAATTGCAATGGCTGGAGATACAGTATCAATTGCACCAACAGCTCAAATCATGATACATAAAGCATGGACAAATATGGATGGTAACGCTGATGATTTAAATCATGAAGCAGGCGTTTTAAATAACATTGATAAATCGATTGCTAGTGCTTATGAGTTAAAAACAGGTATGAAACAGTCTGACCTTTTACAAATGATGTCAAACGAAACATGGTTGACTGCTCAAGATGCAGTAGATAAAGGTTTTGCCGATGAAATTATGTTCGTTAATGAAGAAGACGAACCAGTTATGAATTCTATGGAAGATATACCTAGTAAATCAGCTATTAATAAGTTAATGAATTTAATTTTAAAAGCAGATAAACAACAAAATAAAACAACAAGCCAGTTTGAAAATCCAAGTTTAAAGGATAAGAAACTGGCTATTTTAATGGAAAGAAGGAAAAATAATGAATATTAATGAACTTAATAATGCTTGGATTGAATCTGGGCAAAAAGTAGCAGATTTAAACATGCAAATTAACGCTGCTTTAATTGATGATAATTATGATGAAGAAAAATTTGCTAATTTAAAAGCTCAACGTGATAAAGAAGTTACACGTCGTGATAATCTAAAAGAACAATTAGATACTGCACGAGCTGAAGAAGTTTATAACATGCCAGATAAGGATAAAAAGCCTTTAAGCGATAGCGAAAAGAATCTAAAAGATAAATTTGTAGAAAATTTTGTTGGTATGATGAATGGAAACTCTAAAATTGTGGATATGGTTACTTCTTCTGTTGATGATAACGGAGATAAGGCAGGATTAACAATCCCGTCTGATGTTCAAACTGCTATTCATCAATTAGTACGTCAATTCAATTCTTTAGAACAATACGTAAATCGTGAAGCGGTTTCTATGCCAACAGGTTCTCGTGTATACGAAAAATGGACTGACGTTACACCATTAGCTAATTTGGATGACGAAACTGCAGAGATTGGAGATAATGATGATCCAAAATTAACATTAATCAAGTTCGCTATTAAGCGTTATGCAGGTATTACTACTGTTACAAATACTTTATTGAAAGATACAGCAGAAAATATTTTAGCTTGGTTATCTGCATGGATTGCTAAAAAAGTAGTAGTTACACGCAATAAGGCAATTATTGATGTAATGAGTGTAGTTCCTAAGAAACCAACCATCACAGATTTTGATGGAGTTATTGATTTAGTTAATACAGGAGTTGATCCTGCAATTAAAACAACATCATTCTTGATGACTAATACATCCGGCTTGAATACTTTATCTAAAGTTAAAGACGCAATGGGACGCTACTTATTGCAACATGACCCTACACAACCAGATGTATACATGATTAAAGGCAAGAGAGTAATTGAAATTGCTGATCGTTGGTTACCAGATAATGCAGGAAGTCATCCATTGTATTATGGAGATTTAAAACAAGCAGTAACTTTGTTTGACCGTGAAAATATGTCTTTACTATCTACTAATATTGGTGATGGAGCATTTAAACGAGACTTAACAAAAGTACGTGTAATTGACCGTTTTGACGTAGTAGCAACTGATAGTGAAGCTTGGGTAGCTGGTTCATTCAAGACTATTAAAAATCAAGAAGCTAAGTTAGCAACCAACAACGCTTAGAGGTGATTTAGATGGATAAGGAAATATTACTTGATGATCTGAAGTTATCTCTTAGAATCGATGGCGATGATGACGATAGATTACTAAATTCATATATTAATGCTGCTGAAGTTTATATTAAAACTGCAGTAGGTGGCGATGATGAATTTTGGCAACAAGAAGATGTTATTGCAGTTCAAAAAATAGCGACTTTGGCTTTAGCTGGTGCTTATTATGATTATAGAGTGGCTTTGCAAGATGTAATGACTTATCCTATTAATCTAACTTTAAATGCGATAATCTCACAATTACGTGGGAAATTAGCATTATATGAAGAAGGTGATAGCGATGCCTAAAAAGTTATTACATTCTTCATTTAATCAGCGTATCGAGTTCCAGACTGTTAGTTTTGTAGCTAATGATTTAACTGGAGATACAGTTGAAAAACCAGTTAGCTTGTTTAAATGTTGGTGTGCACCGCAGAGACGAACCATGTCTCAACAGTTTCAATTAACAGGCTTAGGGCTTGATGATACTTTAACTGTGGCAATCAGACACAATGATAAAGTTCAGGAAGCTACATTAGCTAAATATAGAAATGAAACTTATGAAGTGGTGTCTATTTCTCCTGATGATACTAATAACTATCTAGCTTATGATTATGTAGTTATTAGAAAAAAGAAAGGGGCTGGTAAGCGTGGATAACGATTTTGAAAAATTACTCCAAGACTTCAGTAAAAGCTTGAATAAACTTGTTCCTAATATGGAGCAAAAAAAGAAAATTACTCAAGCTGGAGCTAAAGTAATAGAAGAAAAAATACGTCAAAACACACCAGTTTCTAAGTTGAATCACAAGAAAGAAAAACACTTAAAAGAATATGTTATGTCACAAGATACCAATGTTGACGGTCAAGAAGACGGTAGCTCAACAGTTGGTTTTGGTAAAAAGGCTTATATTGCTAGATTTTTAAATGACGGAACAGTTAAAATGCCGGCAACTCATTTTGTAGATAATGCTGTCAATGAATCTAAAAAAGAAGTTTTACTAGCTAATAAGGCTGAATATGACAAAATAATGCGAGGTGGTAAGTAATGGAAACACCAACCACGATAGCAAAAAAATTAATGAAGGATATTACTTGGATAGATGAGTTATACTCTGGTTCTATTCCAAGTAATGTGGAAGTAAATACAAATAAAAATACAGTATTGATTACTGAGTATTTAAATGAACCTAGTCAGTATGCCAATATGGAAATAAAGTATTGGCTTGTAGGTGTTGAAGTACAGATATTCTATAAACTTGATGGAGAAGATTTTCAAAATTGTGAAATACAAGTAGCTAGATTATTCAATGATAATCGTTGGAAAATTGACACATCAAGAAATAGGATTAAAGACCCAGACACTAAACAATGGACTAAGGTTTTTTATTTTTCAAAAAATTTAGAAATGGAAGAAGGTATTTAATATGGCTAAATCAAGTACACATGGTGTACGTTATATTGGGCTAGCAACTATTGACGATAGTGGTGCTTTATTAAAGGGACAATCTGGACTTAGCGATAATGGTATCTACATCATCGACGGAAAAGGCGAAGGTACGATTACAGCTAATATTACTGGATTAGAACAAGCAGGAACCCCAGTATATGCAAATAATCAAGTTAAATTAATTCAACACGGAAAACAACAACCACAAGTAGCTTTGACAGTATTGAATATGAATAATGATGTTTTGAACAAAATTAAAGGTTATGTTTCTGATGGTAAAGGCGGATACGTTTTATCTTCTGGAGACAAACCTAACGTAGCTTTACTGTTATGTTCTGAAGATGTTGATGGGACTTTAATTTATGAAGGCTTTTCTCATGGTGAAGTTACTGAAACTGGACGTAACCACGGAACAGATAATAATAACTTAACTAGAGCTGATGCAACATTAACTTTCCAAGCATTAGAACCATTAAAAGCAGATATTTTCATGGATGATAAAGGAGTTCAACAACCTTATAAAGTTTGGGCAGACGATGAACCCGGATTTGACCTAAATCTAATGTATAAAGAAGTATTTGGTGGATTTTCTGATGTACAAAGTTTACGCATTCCTAAGAAGTTCAAAACAACCACAGTTATACAAACAAGCGCTAGCCCTACTTCAGTAACCGCACAATAAAATAAAATCAACAGAGACGATTAATATGAGACGAATAAAGAAGGGAACAAAGAAATGTCAATTAGAATTAATACTAAGCCATTAGGATTAAAGAAACCTATTTTTGTTGAACAAAGTGTCAAAAATGTAAAACTTGCTAATGAAATGATGAATAAAATGCTTAAATTAGGTATTGAGCAAGAAAAAGTAGTGGCAATCAATTTTGATGAATTAGAAGAAAAAGAAACAACTGAAAAAATGTTAGAAATTAATGCTTTAGAAGCAAGCTACATTGATGATGCATTTGTTTTTTTGCAAAATATCCTTAAGTTATCTAACAAAGAAAAAGAACTTGCTGAAAGTACTTTAACGATGGAAAAATTAGGAGAATACCTAAATTATGTAGTAATGAGAGTTAAAGGAATTGAAGGAAAGCCAGAAGCAATATCAGAAAAAGATCCAAAAAAAGATTAAGGCTGTTATCCGATGAATATTACAAAAATAAGGATGAACAAGCCGATTTATTATTTTTACAAAAAACATTACTATTAGAATCCGGTATACCAGTATCAGTTAGTGATAAAGAAGATTTTCAATTATTAGTTGAAGTAATAAATGCTAAAGCTAAAGAAGACAGAGAAGTTTCACCAAGAGAAATGTTGAGACGTTTTAGAGGACAATAATATTTCGTGTTATAATTAGGTTACTTAGCATACATGAGGTGGTTAATTTGACGAAAACTGATGTAACGCGAAAAGATATCCGATATTTTATTTTTCACAAGCATTTTAGGTGCGGTAATGTTTATTTCAACGATAAATTACAGAAAATTTTGATTGTAAGTTTCTTTTTGAAAAATTGTAAAATGTACGATTATAGCGATTTAAAATACGGAAGGATTTATCTTAATGAACAATCCAGAAAAATTTATCATACCAGAGGGCTTAGCAGCGTTCCGGAAGAAGAAAAATATTACTATAATCCTCAAATGGTACTAGAATTTAGAGATGGTTTTACTTACGAAGAAATCATCAGGCATGGGAAAACTTTAAAAGAAAGTGTAGCTGGATTAAGTTTACAATATAAGAATGTTGATTTTGGAAGTAAGATGACTGAAATCAGCGAGCAAAATGGGGATTTATAAAAGTCAGTTTTGAACTGGCTTTTTTTATTTTGGAGGAAAGGAGGTTAATTTATCAGTGAAAGTACAAAATGAAATGGCCACTAAAATAACCCTAGATACAATTGAAGCGGCTAGCAGTTTAAAGAGTTTCACATCTGGAATATCAGCATTAACTAATGGATGGAAAGCAAGCGAAGCAGCACATAAAGCGGTTGGAGATAGTTTAGGAGCTTTAAAAGCTAAATTTGATGGCATTGGAAATGTTATTGAAGTACAAAAGCAAAAAATAGAAGAGTTAAAAAGTCGTCAAGAAGGGCTAGATAGAACTAATAAATCTCAAGCTGAAACTTGGCTAAAATTAGAAAAAGATATTCAAACGGCTACTAGACAATTAACAAGCTATGAAGCTCAACAGGAAAAAGCTAAATCATCAATGGAATATTACACATCTGGTTTAGCTGATTTACAAAAAGGATATCGAAATACACAAGCTTTATCTAAAAGTTATGCTGAAAGATTGCAGGCAGAAGGTAAAGCATTAGACGCTAAAAAAGTACAGTTAAGCGGGGTTAAGAACTCACTAACTAATTTAAGCAAGCAGTACCAACTGCAGGAAAAAGAGCTACAGTCTATTGCTGAAAAATCAGGGATGACAAGTGAAGCTTACATGAAACAGCAAATTAGGCTAAATGAAACTGCCACAGCAATGGCAAAAGCTAAATCATCAATAGGGCAATTAAATGCAGAAATGAAAGTACTAAATCCAGGTGTATTTACCAGGATGAAAAATAAAGCTAATGAACTAAACGGAAGAATGGGCAAATTAAAAGAATCTGTCCTATCTTTTAAAGGATTAGTTGGGGTAAATCTTATTTCTAATGCGGTTACTAGTGGATTTACGCTTTTGACTTCTCAAATGAAAGGTATTATTTCTACAGGTATTCAAGTATCAAAAACTGCTGGAGCAATGAAGAAACGTTGGGAGAATTTAGGTGCAAGTGCTAATGATATAAAACAGTTAACAAATACGTTATCTGATTTAAAGACAAATTCGAACTTGACCGCAGAAGCAGTAAATAAAATGCAAACTAACTTTTATGGAATAACTGGATCTGTGGAAAAAACAAACACTTTAAGTAAAGGTGTTGCTAGCTTATCTTTACAATTAAAGTTATCTCAAGACCAAGCAAATAATTTTGCTACAGGGTTAGGTAAAATTGAAGCTTCAGGAAAAGTTACTAGGAGTTCTTTACAAAAATTAGAAAAACAAGCTCCTGGGTTAACTACAGCTCTACAAAAGGCATCTGGTGAAAGCAAAGAAGCATTTGACGCATTACTTGATTCGGGAAAAATGACAAGCGGCCAATTTAATGACATCTTGGAAAAAGCTTCAGAAGATTATAAGAAAAACAGTAAGGCATTTGGCGAAACTTCTGGTGGAGCATTGAAGAAAATGCAAGAAAACTGGAAGAGTACACAAGCAAAACTGGCTGAACCATTAGTGAAAATTCAAGCTACTGGACTAAATGAATTAAATAAAGCTTTAGATGATAAAGAAACGCAAAAAGGAATTCAACAAATTGGTAAATATATTGCACAAGTTGCAGTACAATCGGCAAAGTTTCTTGCGTATTTAGCTAAACACCAAAGTACAGTTAAATCTTTTGTCAAAGTAATAGGATCGATGGTTATTCTTGTAAAAGTTACGGGATGGATAAAACAATTTGTGGCAGCAGCTGCAAGTGTAGCTGGAGCATTAGGACCTTGGGGATTAGCAATTACCGGTATCACGTTAGCTTTAACGTATTTGTATACACATAGCGACAAATTCAAAAAGTTTGTCAATGGATTAGTTAAGGCTGCTAAAGAAGCATTCAATAGTCTAATCAAGTTCTTTAAAAACTTACCTAAAAATATATCTAAAATCTGGAAATCAATTACTGGATTCTTCAGTAAAGGATGGAACAACTTAAAGAAAGGCGCATCCAAGGGAGTAAAAAATATTAGCAAAGGTTGGGATAATCTTAAAAAAAATGCAGCTAAAGCTAATAAGCGTATGTGGGATGACACGAAAAAAAGATATTCTGATGGTTGGAATAATCTAAAAAAGAATGCTAGCAGCGCTAAAAATAATATCGTCAAAACATGGGATAATCTCCATAATCAAACTTTAAAAACGGCGAAAAAATTTACCAAAGATCATCCTAAAGAATTCAAGGAAGGTTATGACACTGTTCAATCTTATACTAAAACTTGGAAAGATTTTGTTAGTGGGCATTGGGATAAATTAGGTGATGATGTTAAAAATACAGCAAAAAACTTAAAAAAATGGGTTAAAGATATCTTCAAGGAAATGTATGACTGGTTGAACGAAAAGACCGGTGGCAGACTTGATGATATGGTAAAAACATTTCAAGATAAATTTGGTTCACTAAAAGATGTTATTCACTCAGCAATTAGAGGCGTTAAACAAAAAGCTGCTGATTTAGTTAATGGTGTTATTAAACCATTCAATGATATGTTATCAGGTTTAAAAAATGGAATTAACTGGGTATTAGAAAAGGTTGGAGCACCTAAAATTACTGCTAGTTGGGCAATTCCAACAGTATCCTATGCTAAAGGTACACCTAATGTACAAGGTTTAAGTGGAACTCATCAAGGTGGTTTAGCTTTAGTTAATGATGGTGTAGGAGAACATTATAGAGAAATGTTTAGACTGCCTAATGGAAAAGTAGGTATTTTTCCTAATCAGCGTAATATGGTGTTTCCATTGCCTAAAGGCTCAAGTGTTTTAAATGGTGAAGATACTTATAAATTAACTACAATGTTAGGTATTCCAGCATATGCTAATGGTATTGGTAAATTCTTTAAAGGTGTTTGGAATAGTGCTGTTGATTTAGTTGATGAAGCAGAAGATATTTTGAAAAAGCCAGCAGAATTTTTAAAAGAAGTCTTTGAAAAACATATTGGTAATTTATCAGCTAAAGGCTTAGCTGGCGATATTATTACTAACTTTCCTAATAAATTAGCAAGTCTAGCAGTTGGCTGGGTAAAGAAATTATTTGAAGATTTTGGAGCTGGTGGCGATGGAAATAGTCCTGCTGGTAGAATGGCTAAATCTGAATTTGCCAAGATAGCTAAACACGCTGCTAGATTGATGCATCAAAAACTTAGTGAACATGATGTAGAGCATTTGTACTATCAAGCATCAACTGAATCTAGTGTAGATCCTGCTCAAAATGGTGGTTATGACGATCATGACGGAACAGGTTTACCAATTGGATTATTCCAATATAAACTTGGTACTTGGAGAAGTTGGGCGGTTCCAGGATATGCAAATATTCATTCTGCTTTAGACCAAATTATGGCAGTTTTAAATGATAGCAATTGGAGAAACGATTTTCCCCCAATTGGAGTAAAGAGAGGTTGGGGGCCTTCAGGTCATAGAATGATGGCTTATGGTGGAAGAATTGATACAAATCAATTAATCGAAGTTGCTGAAAATAATAAGCCAGAGTATATTATTCCAACTGATCCAGCTAAAAGGCCTAGAGCATGGCAGCTTATGCATGAATTAACCTCTGAATTTACTAATCAAGAACCACAACGCATAAATGTATCAGATAATAGAGATCTAAAAGAATTAAATGATAAGTTTGATTCACTATTAGCTATGTTCAGTCAATTATTAGGATTAAACAATCAACAAATTAAAGCTATTCGTGAGAGTGGATTTGATAAAATAAAACAGTATCAGCAACAAGCATTAGATCAAAGATTAGCTGATTATCAAGGTTATTAGGAGGCATAAATTATGGAAAATAATTTTTATATTAAGTATGGAAATAATCCAGAATTTAGTTTAAAAGATATTACTTCTAATTTAACCTTGTTAAAACTAGATGAAAACCCATCAATTTCAAATGTGTATCAAAATAACGTTATGCAAGATGGTGAAATGTGGAATTACACAACTTACCAACCTACAACGGTAAGCTGTACATTTTTATTATGGTTTTCAACATGGCAAGATTACTTGTTAGCAAAACATGATATAATGCAAGCTTTTATGCAAAAAGAGCTATTTAGAATTAGAACTGATATTGATAAACATCTAGTAAGGTATGTTAGAACAGCACCTTTTACGATAGCTCCTAATGAAGACGGTTCACATTGGGCAACATTCACAGTAGCGTTTGAAAATCCTAGTGGCGTTAAATATAGCTATTTAAGGTCAGACCAAATTTCTCAATCTAATGGTTGGGGATATGGATTGAATTTAGCTGACGTTCCAAATTTAAACTATCATTTCAATAATCAAACGAGTTTTAGAATATTTAACGCTAGTGATATTGCAGTAGATCCATATTTTCAAAAGCACGATTTGAAGATAACAATTAAATCTGCAAATGGTGGACTAACGGTTAAAAATACGACAAATGAAACAAGTTGGACGTTCAAAGGGTCATTAAATAGCAATGATACAGTAGTTTTGGACGATATCAATACTTATAAGAATAATAGTTATGATTCAATGGAAACTGATTTTGGATATATCAAACTAGAAAAAGGTTGGAACGAAATAACACTTGATAAAGTAGCAGATATAACATTTTCATTTCCATTTATCTATACATTCTAAAGGTGGTGGAAGTAGTTGAATGAAAGAATAGTTAAACTTAAACCTAGAAATCAAGATAAGATTTTTATTTTGAATAATATCTTATGGAATAGTTTTAACATTCAGTGGGCTGAAAATGATACCTATCAACTATCCTTTACAGTGTACGATGATGGTTCAGACTTGTTTAAGATAATTGCAGTAGAGTCTAGTATATTTTTTGACGGTCAAGAATATATTATTAAAACACTTGCAGTAGATTATGCTGCAGGAGTATCAACTATACAAATAACGGCGACACATGTATCTAATGAATTAGCTAATTTGTGGAAGTATGAGGTCAATAGTGGCGAAAAGACGTACACAGTTAATGATGTATTAGCATTTTATCTCAATGAAAATAACAAGGGTTTTTCATATCAAGTTATCGGTAATTTTGATAATCAACAAATAACGGATTTAGGAAATACTAACGGTAAAGATATGATATCTAAGATTTTATCTACTTGGGAAAATGCTATTTTTTATCCAGATAATAGAAATATACGAATTTATAACAAGAAAGATTTTTATCAAAATAAAGGTAAAAGATTAGACTACCTGCACGATACAAGTGAAGTTCAGTTAAATATTGATTCAACTGGAATTATTAATAAGATTAGAGCAATAGGAACTGAACATGAAGTTACAACCACCACAGAAATCACAGTTACTGATGGTAGTAGTTGGGGTTGGCCTTTTCCAGACGTAGGTGAAGGAAAATTTATGGGAAGTCAATTATTCGGTGTTAATGCAGGTGGTGAATTTAGACCTAATGGATTCCATGACGGTTTAGATTTTGGCTCAGTAGATCACCCAGGAAGTGAAGTTCATGCAGTACATGGTGGGAAAGTTGCAATTAAGTCATATATGGGCGGATTAGGTAATTATGTTGTTATTTCTGGTGGTGGATATAATGTTGTTTATCAAGAGGCGTTTTCAAGTGCTAGTAAAATAACAGTTAATGTGGGAGATACTGTAAAAACAGGTGATATAATAGGTTATCGTGATACAGATCATTTACATGTTGGGGTAACACGTCAAGACTTCAATGTTGCGGTTGGAAAATCTTTTACTAATGATGGAACTTGGTTAAATCCGTTAGATTTAGTTAAAAGCGGTGGTACAGGTCCTACTACTCACACAGAAACAGAAGAAGAAACTCATACAGAAAAGTATTTTGATGATTTTATGGTTGAAGATAAAGATTCTATTGCAAAATGGGGAGAACATCCAGCAGCAGATATGTCGGATGATAGATTCCATGATAAAAATGCAATGGAGGCATATGTTAGAAGTAAATTCCAACTAGAACCATTAATATCTGGTACAGCTAATGAATCGAGTAATATTAAACCTGATATAGGGGAAATTAGAAGATTAGAAGTAAAGACAGTTAAATTAGTTACAGAGGTAATGATAGTTGGATTTACATGGTATCCATTTGATCCAACGCAGCAAACGCAACTAACATTAAATAATTTACCTTATTCTATTCTTAGAAATAATACTAATATTCTCCAAAAAATGAATGAAATCAGTACAAGTGTTACTAAAACTATTACAAAATTAAATGGTGGAAATACGCGAGAATTAGAAGAAACATTGAAGAAATACATTGACAATAAACTCAACAACAATACTCCAACAACTCCAGATATACCTAAACCACAACACATTGGCAAGATTATTGATGTCTCAGAGTGGCAAGGGGTCATTGATTGGCCTAGTGTGATAGCTGATGATGTTACTTTAAGTATTATCCGAGTTCAACATGGTTCTGCTCATCAAGATTTAAAGTACATGGAGAATTTACAAAAATGTATTTCAGCTGGTGGAAAGTATGCGGTGTATGCATATTTTGCTGCTACATCTACATCAGATGCTCAACAAGAAGCAAGAGATTTTTATAACAGAACTCAAAAGGTTGTCGCAGGTAAGCAACAGCCTATTTTTTATGCGATTGATGTTGAGAGCATCGAGATGAGTGGGAACGTTACTCAGATGAGAGCTGGTGTTGAGGCTTACATGTCGCAACTCAATGATTTAGGTGTGCCAGATAACAAGATTGTGTTGTATATTGCTAATCATTTGTACGATAAGTTCAACTTGAATGTAGCACGTCCTGGTGCAATCTGGATACCAAGTTATGGGCAAAATGACGGAACATTAGCTAATAGTTTAAAACCCACACACCCATATGACTTGCATCAATTTACAAGTAAAGGTAGTGTTAAGGGTATATCTGAAAATGTAGATATGAGTGCAGAGCCAAGCGAAAGATTTAAGGAGATGATATTTGGTGCTTAGTTGGAGTGGCGATATACACGAGTTTTTGAATGTGTATCAGAAGAATATGACGGACTTTCAAGATAAAGTTAATAGTCATTTAAGGTGTTTGAATGATGATTTGTATTTGGATAATGATTTTAGATTGGCTTTAATCATTCAGAAACTAGATGCAAGTTTCTCACGGCTTTTGTATAACCAAATTTGTGAGAATACAAGGTTAATCAATATCATTTTGAAGAAACTGGCAAGCCTAGTAAATGAGTCTGATTACCAAGGATATGATGATTTGGGTAATTTGATAACAGTATCTTATGAAGCTTACTTGAATGATAAATTAGAGTTAGATAAGGATAATTTCAATCAGTATTACCAACAACTTCAAATTATTTTAGATAAACTAACGAAATTTAAACAAGATAATGTTAGTGAACAATATTTGAAAGGTGGTGAGAATTAATGGCAGTAGCAAACAATCAGTATATTAATTTTGACTTATTGAGATATCAAAATGAAGTGCTAGATATTACGAATAAGTTTAAGGGGCGTGTTGGAGATACACAAGACTACATTAAGCTATTTATGACTTCAAACAGTTATCCAGTTGATTTACGTGGAATGAAGTTGTTGTTTGGTGGTGTAGATCCAAACCAAGTAGCGCATAGGCACTATTTAGATTTTAGAGCAGACCAAAAGACAGATAATTTAGAACAAGGACGCTGTACGGTTTACTTTGATGAAAACACTTTTAACTATCAAGGAACTTGGGAACAAGCTTATTTCAAGTTCATTGATGCAAATGGTAATACTGTATCAACGGTTGATATGGTTTTAGTAGTTTTAGGTGATCGCTTTTATGCCGCAGTGGGACAAACTGCAAATATTGCAGTAGATGAGTTTAAAAAGTTAGTTAAGCAAGCAACTGATAAAGAAAAAGAAGCAGAACAACAAATGCAATCTCTATCAGATAACGCAAAAGCTAAATTCCAAGCTGCATATGATGAATATAAACAAGCTATCAAAGAAGTTTATGACGAAATCTTTGATGAGAAAAAAGGACTTAAAGTTAATTACACCAGACTACAAGAAATCGCTCAAAGTATTCAAGAAACCTTACGTCAAGCACAATTCCACGATAGACCGTTTCAATTCGATACAGTCGCAATCATGAAGAATTATCTTGAGTTACAAGATGGAGATTTGGCGATTACAAGTGGCTGGGATAGTAAAGACGACGGTCATGGTAATATGTGGCAAGTCCGAGCTAAGAAACGTGATGAAACACCAGATGAAATTAATGTGATTGCTTTACAATCTGGTTATGTAGCAGAGCGTAACTTAAGCATGATTTCAGCGGATAGCTTAGAAGATATTATGTATGGATATTCAATTAAGATTGTACATAATCAAAAAGACTATCCTAAACCAACCGTTTTTTATTATGAAAACGCGATTGGTACTGAAATCGGTGGTTTAGGCTCTGGCTCATTCGGTGAAACTCTAACTAAATTAGTTCCTTGTGAGGCAGAGTATACAAATAATAATTCAGTTGTTGTTCGCATACCACGTAATTTCTACATGGATGCTAAACCGTACTACAAGTATGGAGATTGGTATTTAGGTAGTGGTAATAAAACAATTAAGATTAGTCTGGGCAATGTTGATGATAGTGCTGCTAAAGCTGGAGACGGTAAAGGCAGTAGCTATTTATCGCATAGCACAGGCTATTTCAATTATCCAACAGCTCCAAGTGATTTAAGAGCAGTTTACGTAAATGATACAGCAGAGAGATTAGAGCGGAAATAAACGCAATATCCAAGCTAAAGTCATTAGTGTAGCTAGTGGTAAGAGTACAGTTGAATTATTAGATAGTAGCAATGAGTTTTCAGACAATACACAAATGAATAATTACAAGATGGTAGCTTTGCAGCCTTTAATGGCTACAGGGCTATTTATTTTAGACAATAAAGAAAGAAGGAACAAACATGGCAATAAATTTTGAACCTATTTTTTCTGAAATGGCAAATGGACCAGAAAAAATTAAAGAGAATTTCGACAAAGTTAAAACTATTGATGATGGAGTAACAGCTTTAAACCAAAAAGATACAGCTAATTTTAAAATTGGTAAATTTATTGGCGGTGGAGCTAGTGGTAGCGTAAGCCTAAATGGTGTAGGGCAAGGAATGCATATAGTTGGTTTATGGGACCAAATGTCAGATAGTTCATGGCCAAAATCTTTACAAAATAGAAAATCATTTTGGGGATCGTTAATACAGTGCGGAGATGAGAGTGGAAATATTGCTACACAAATATTAATTTTAGCAAACCTTGGCTCTATTTATTTTAGATCTTATGTAGATCATACTTGGAAAGAATGGACCAGAATTGATGGACAAAGAGACCAATAGAGGAGGGTAACAGATGTTAATTTTTATTTACGATAAAGAAACAAAAAGATATATGTATCCAGTAAGTGATTATCCAGACAATTATGATTTACCAGCTAACGCTACAACAGTAAAACCGGTAGATAGCAATGGTGTAGGGTTATACGATCCAACCTGGAACGAAACAACTAATAGTTGGAATAGTTTGACGGAGGAAGAATGGAAGAAGAAGTATACTGTTCCAGAGGTTAAACCAGAGCCAACACAAGATCAACAAACATTGGCAGCTTTGACTAAGCAAGTTATGCAATTACAAGTAGCGAATATGCAACAACAAAAGGTTAATGCAAGTTTAATAAAACAATTAATAGATCTAAATAAGGGAGGACATTAAGATGAATGAAGTAATGTATACAATGTTTAAGGAATATTACCCACTAGGATTATTTAGCATAGATGATTGTCGTTCAGCTGTTCAAGTTCATTATTTTGGCAAGGAACAATTTAAGGAAATTACAGGTGTTGATTATGACGTACCAACAGTAACTCCAACAGCTTAAGATAATGACAGGGTGGGTGGGTAGGAATAGTATAGCGAAAGCAGGTGAAGTTATGTGCATTCATTATTAGGATATTCGTGGGCGGAGATAGCGTCGATACTAGCGGTAATTTCCGTCCTTTTTAGTGGAATTTATTGGCTGATTAGACATGGTGCTAAGGTTCTTAACAATGCGATTAGTGCGGGAACTTTCCCATTACAACAACAATTTAAAGAGTTGAACGATACAATTAAACAACTAAATAGCAATTTTGAAGAACAAAGAAATTCTTTAAAAGAGTTGGAAAATGAAGTAGATAGACACCATGATGAATTAATTAAGCAGGATAAGCGAATTGAAAATTTGGAGCGTGATAAAAAATGAAAGTTATCAATAATATTATCGAATGGCTGGTACAGACAGGGCTATTATCTGTACTGGCTATTTTTTTACTCAAGCAACTCAAGCCAGTCTTAGATAATAAGGCTGGACATGCATCCACCGAACAATCACGAGCATTGTGGACTTTGCTTGAGCAAGTGGCAGACATGGCAGTTACTAGCTTAGTAAGCCAAGATAAAAGCGGACGTGAAAAGTTTGACGAAGCTAGTATGATTGTAAATGATGTTATGAGAAAACAAGGATATAGGCTTGATTCACAAGTTATCCACACAGCAGTTCAATCAGCTTACGAAAAATCAGATTTAACACCAACAGTAAATACTAAGGAGGACAAATAACATGGTTATGTACACAGTAGATGTTTATTCGGGATCAGATGATAGTATTATTCGTGATCCACACGCTCAAGGAGTAATTGTGAAGGCTACTCAAGGCACAGGATATGTTAATCCAAAGTGCAATCACCAATGGGATTTAGCAGGACAGCTTGGCAAAAAGCGTGGCTTGTATCATTACGCTGGTGGTGGTAGTCCAGTTGCAGAAGCACAATATTTTATCAACAATATCAAGAACTATGTTGAACAAGGTATGTTGATTATTGACTGGGAAGGTTACCAAAATTCAGCTTGGGGTAATTCTAGCTGGGTTCGTCAGTTTGTAGATGAAGTACACCGCTTAACTGGTGTTTGGTGTGTTATCTATGTTCAAGAATCGGCTTTAAATCAAGTGGCTAACTGTGCAAAAGATTGTGCTGTTTGGGTAGCTAAATATGCATCAATGAACTGGAACTCTTGGACAGTACCTGATATGTCTGTATCTAGTGATACTTTTGGTTCTATTGCTGGTTGGCAATATACAGGAGGAGACATGGACCGTTCTATTTGGTATTTGGATGCCAATGCTTGGGATAAGTTTGCTAAACCTAGTGATGAAAAAACACAAATTGAAACGCCTAAACCAGTTCCAGCTCCTAGCCAGAATGATGTTAAGTATGACTCATGGACTGATGACTTAGGTGTTAAGTGGTTCAAAGAAAGTGGCAAGTTTACTATCACTGTTGATGAAGGTATTGTCTTACGTTGGGGAGCCACAACAAGTTCAAGTGAAATCGCAGTACTACCTAAAGGCTCAGTAGTTGAATACGACGCATTTGCACATAGTGGGGGATACGTATGGATTAGGCAACCTAGAGGAAACGGTCAATTTGGTTACTTACCTACAGGCGAAGACAGAAATGGAACACGTTTGAACTATTGGGGTAAGTTTACTGAGTAA